GGTCCAGAGGAGTCCCGAAAGCGCACTAGCTGCAAGGTCCGCAAGGCCCTTGACGGTGGATTGCGATGGTAGATGATAGACCACAGCTACTTACACAGTCCGAGGTGGCAAAGCGGGTCGGAGTGTCCCGCCAGCGGATCGGCCAGCTCGTAAAGTCCGGCGACCTACCGACCACCGAAGGCCGCTTGCTCTGGCCACAGGTGCGAGATCTCATCCTGGCGCGCCGGGCCACCTTCGGCGGTAAGTCTACTGCGCATCCCTCGTCGTCCGGTCCTGACGCTGCACCAGCCGCACCTGACTCCTCGGCGCTATCTCGCACGCGCAGGGAGACCGAGGATGCCACCAACGACGCCCAGCGATACGCAAAGGCCAGGGCTGACCGAGAGGAGATCAAGGCGCGGCAGGCAGCGCTTGGCCTGGCCGAGCAGGAGGGCAACCTGATCCCGGTCGACGAGGTGCGTGCCGACGCCGTGGCCGTTCTGGCCTCCGTGCGCGCCTCGCTGCTGGGACTGCCCGGCCAGGTGGCGCTGCGCTGCGAGGGGAAGAGCGCCCCGGAGATCGAGGGTGTTCTGGGCGATGCTGTCAACGAGCTGCTGGCCGAGTGGCATCAGGGGAGGTTCGCGTAATGATGAAAGACAGTATGCAAAGCGCAGGCGGGCGCATTTACGCAATTGCCAAGGCTATGGCTCCGACGTCTAGAAGGACGATTGCGCTATGGTCTTTGCTTTTGCTGGGCGCTTATTCGGGAGACTCCAGCTTCACGGCTGCAGCTCTGGTGGTCTGTGCCATGCCGAACGACTCGGAATAAACCAATGGCCAGCTCTACTTGCGCAAGCTCTCGCATCCCCCGCCACAACCACCCGCACGCCTGGGCACGAGCAGCCGCGTCAGCCTGCGTCCCCCGCCCTCGTCTGACCGTCTCGGAGTGGGCCGACACCTACCGCCGCATCGCCCCCGGAACATCCCCGGAGTCTGGCCAGTGGCACACCGACCGCTCCCCCTATTTGCGCGAGATCATGGACTGCCTGAGCGATCCCGCAATCGAGATCGTGGTGGGGATGATCGGATCTCAGCTGGGCAAGACCGAGGCCCTGCTCAACATGCTCGGCTACTTCGTGGACCAGGACCCATCGCCCATCCTCATGGTCCATCCTGGCGCCGAGGTGATGCAGGACTTCAGTAAGGAGCGTATCGACCCCACCTTTCGAGCATCGCCGACCTTGCGCGATAAGCTGGAGACCGGCAAGGATGGCCGAGGCAACAGCCGCAAAAGCGGCCAGACCATCCTGCACAAGGCGTTTCCTGGCGGCTATTTGGCAATGGCAGGCAGCAACGCTCCGGCGGGTCTAGCCAGTCGACCGATCCGTGTGGTGCTCTGCGACGAGGTCGACCGCTTCGCCGATTCGGCCGGCACCGAAGGCGACCCGGTCCGTCTGTCGATTCAGCGAACAAGCAACTTTCACAATAAAAAAATCGTGCTGTTCTCGACACCGACGATCGATGGAATCAAAAACAAGATCCAGGAGTGGCACGCCAAGGGTGACCGACGTCAGTACCACGTCCCTTGCCCACTCTGTGGCACAATGCAGGTCATGGTCTGGGAAGGTCTGAAGTACAAGAACGACGATGGCGAACGTGACTTCGACCATTGCTACTACCTCTGCCCGCACTGCAAGGGACGCATCGATGAGCGCCACAAGCCGACCATGCTCGCTGCTGGTGAATGGATCGCCCAACAGCCCGGAGGTGCCAATGGAACAGGGAAGATCGTCAGCTTTGGCGACCTGTCGGCGCTCTACTCTCCCTGGGTGAAGTGGCGTGATCTGGCCGAGCAGTGGTGCGATGCACACGATTCACACGACCAGTTGAAGCTGCGGGTCTTCATCAATACAAAGCTCGGCCTGCCTTTCACCGAGAACGACCAGTCGCTCGCAGCCAAGGACCTCGAGCGCCACCTCGAGAACTACGACTGCGAGGTTCCTGCGGGCGTGATGGTGCTGACCGCCGGCGTCGACTTGCAGGCCGACAGGATCGAGCTCGAGGTCGTAGGCTGGGGCCCGGGCCGGGAGAGCTGGGGGATCGCCTACCGGGTGCTGATGGGCGATCCGGCCAATCAAGCCGTCTGGCAGCAGCTCGACGAGCACCTGAGCATGATCCGCGAGACGGAAGACGGACGGCGGCTTGCGGTGGCCTGCACGTGCGTGGACTCCGGATACCACGCCAACGAGGTCTACGCCTTCTGCGCCCCCCGAAGGGATCGCTACGTCTTCGCCAGCAAGGGCAGCAAGGACGGCCCAGGGGTGCCGGCGATCGGCAAGCCGACCTACAACAACCGCTACCGAGCCGCCCTCTTTATGCTCGGCGTGCACGACCTGAAGGGCGCCGTCTTCTCTCGACTCAAGGAGGAGCATCCGGGGCCGAGCTATTGCCACTTCCCTCGCGACCAGGGCGAGACCAAGCGGGGCTACGGCGCCGAGTACTTCAAGGGCCTGCTCTCGGAGAGGCTGGTCATCATCCCGCGTGCCGGGCGGAAGATCGCAGTCTGGAGAAAGCCGAACGAGCACGTCCGCAACGAGCCGCTGGACTGCCGGGTGTACGCCACTGCTGCGCTGGAAATCAGGGTGCCCGACCCCAGGGCGCTCGACGAGCTGGCCCGTCGCTCCAATGGTGGCGAGGCCAAGAAGCATGGCCGCCAAGCCTCGTCGCCGGCCAAACCAAGCAGCGGGCCGAGGATGCTGAGCAAGGGCGTGAAGTTGTAGCTGCTACATTCTCCCCAGCAGCTCCGCCTTCTTCGCCTCGAACTCGGCCTCGTTGATCACGCCAGCGGCCCGCAGCTCGCCGAGCTTCTTCAGCGCATCCAGCGGCGTGTCCGAGCCGGCCGGCCCTGCTGCGCCAGCAGCGGCCACATCACCGACACCGCCCGCCCCTTCCCCTTTGTTCACCGCGCCAGCCTGGAGCGCAGCGACAACCCGAGCATACGGGTTGTCGTCGAAGGTCGTGAATTCTAGGTCATCGTGCGACGTGTGCATCCTGACCTTGCGTTGACCCAGGAAGCTGCTCTGCTCGACCGACGAGATCTTGGCGAGCGGGATGGCCTGATGCACCTCGCCGAGGAAGCCGCTCCGGTAGAAGATCACGCGCCGGCCCGTTATGATCAGCGCGCCGTTGTGCTGCTTGTCCTTCCCGCTGCCCATCATCTTGCCGATGTACCCCTCGGCCCATGCCGACACCTGCTCTCCCTGTTCGGCATACTTGGCCAGCCACGCTCGGACATGCTTCGACCTGACGTACTCTTGCTCTGCCATGGTGGTTTGCTCCTGTTCCAATGGCCGACAAAGTATGATACCTCCAACTACACTGCGCAATTTTTCGGCCCCGTCGCCCCATCCCCACAGAACCACACCAACCCACAAGCCATCAACCTGGCCACCTGTGCGGCCATGAAAGAAAAGTCTTGACCCGTCATCCGAGGAACGCCATGATGTAGGCACAATTCCAGAGTTGCAAGAAGACTCCCCCCCCCAACAAGACGAGGTAGCGCCGTGGCTTTGACGTTGGTCCAAGCGCAGGCGCACCTCGACGCTTGGTTGGCCGCCGATCTCGCATGCGCAGCTGGCCAGTCCTACACCATCGGTAGCCGAAGCCTGACGCGGGCCGATGGCAAGCTGATCGCCACAAACATCGAGAAATGGCAGGCCAAGGTGGACCAACTCGCAGCCGGTCGTACGGCGGCAGTGCGCACGACGCGCATCATCCCGAGGGACCTGTGAGCGGTGTGGCCAGCGCAGGACGAGGAAGTGCAGACCGGCCCATGAGCCACCTGGGCACGGCGGACTCTGGCCCCGATCCGGCAGAGCATCGCGGCGTGACGATCACGCACAACATCCCAGCGCCCACGGCAGGTAGCGCCGCTGCTCGGGGCGTCGCCAGCGCAGCTCCTGCGTCCTCGGGCCGCTCCCCTGCGCTGGCCCGGGCAATCGACGCAGCCGTGGCCCTGGTCTCTCCGCAGACGGCCCTGCGTCGAGCGGCAGCCCGCACGGCCCTGCAGTTCACGGCATCTGCATGGGGAACGTCGTCCTCCGGCTACGGTCGACACGGAGCCAGCCGATCAAAGCGCTCGCTGCTGGGCTGGCTGTTCAAGGGCGGATCGCCAGACGAGGACATCGTCCAGCACGTCGAGGTGCTGCGGGAGCGCAGCCGCGACCTGTACATGGGCGGCGGTCTGGCCGCCGGCGCGCTGAAAGTCAAGGTCAAAAACGTCATCGGTCCCGGGCTCCGGCTGGACGCCAACATCGACGGCGACGTGCTGGGCCTGACCCCGGAAGAGAAGGACGATTGGGAGCGACGCGCCGAGCGGGAGTTCTCGCTCTGGGCTGACTCGCCCCACTGCGACGCGGCCCGCACCAACAACTTCGGGCAGCTCCAGGCACTGGCCGCGCTGTCCGCCTGGATGTCTGGCGACGTCTTCGCCCTGCTCCCGATCGTCCGGCGCCGAGGCAGCATCTACGACCTGCGCGTGCAGCTGCTCGAGGCCGATCGGATCTGCAACCCCTGGGACGTGCCAGACGGCTGGTGGCACCCGGGCCTCACAAGCATCGGGCATCGCAGCATCTGCGGCGGCGTGGAGATCGGCCAGTACAGCGAGCCGGTGGCCTACTACGTGGCCCAATATCACCCGGGCAGCGATCAGGCCATGGTGCTGGCCAACGCGTGGAAGAGAGTGCTGGCCTTCGGGCCGCAGACCGGCCGGCGCAACATCCTGCACGTGTTTTCGCAGGAGCGCCCGGAGCAGCGCCGCGGGCTGCCGAGCCTGGCTCCGGTCCTGGAGAGTATGAAGCAGCTCGGCCGCTACTCGGACGCCGAACTGATGGCCGCCGTGATCAGCGCCATGCTGACCGTCTTCGTCACTTCGCCCGGCGACGTTCAGGGCCCGTTGGAATCCAACATTCTGGATGACGAGAAGATCTCCCCCTCGAACGATCTTGCGGGGGTGGAGCTCGGCAACGGCGCAGTGGTCGGCCTGATGCCTGGCCAGAAGGTCGAAACGGTCAACCCGCAGCGACCGAACACGGCCTTTGACGGCTTCGTGCGGGCGATCTGCGTGCCGATGGGCGCAGCACTGGAGATCCCCTACGAGATCCTGCTGCAGCATTTCACCAGCTCCTACACCGCCGCCCGGGCCTCGTTCCTCGAGTTCTGGAAGGCCGTGAAAACCTGGCGGGCCTGGATGGCCAGCATGTTCTGCCAGCCGGTCTACGAAGAGTGGCTCGCCGAGGCCGTGGCCCGCGGCCGCATCGCCGCCCCCGGCTTCTTCGAGGACCTGGCAATCCGGGCCGCGTGGTCCGGCGCCAAGTGGCACGGGCCGGCGCAGGGCCAGATCAACGAGAAAGTCGAGGCCGCCGCAGCATACGACCGAGTGCAGTTCGGCTTCAGCACGATGGCCCAGGAAACGGCAGCGATGACCGGTGGCAACTGGGACGAGGTCAACAGGACCAGGGCGAGGGAGATCGCCAAGCAGGCCACGTCCGCCGCTCAATCCGGCACGACGGACGACGACGCAGGCGACGCCGATCGACAGGACAAGGAAGAGGCTGCGGCCGCCCGCGCCCAGCGCATCCGCGCCAGCCTGGCCGAGGCCCACACCATGGCCATCCAGCTCACGAGGGAGTAGACGATGAGATTCTGGGCATTTCAGCCGACCGCAGCCGCCGACGAGATCGACATGATCATCCACGGGCCCATTCGTCCGTCCTCTGGTTGGGACGGCGAGAAGGGCGCCCGGCAGTTTCGCGAGGATCTGGCTGCGTACCCCAACGCCAAAAAGATCAACGTCTCGATCAACAGCGGCGGCGGGGACGCCTTCGCCGGAATCGCCATCCACAGCATGCTGCAGCAGCACCCTGCCGCAGTGGTCTGCACCGTCGAGGGCCTGGCTGGCAGCGCGGCCAGCCTGATCGCCATGGCCGGCACCACCCGCATGAGCCCCGGCTCGATGATGATGATCCACAATCCGTCTGTCCTGGCCATGGGCGAGTCGTCCGATCTGCGCAAAACGGCGGATGTGCTGGACAAGCTCCGGGACGGCCTGGTCTCGATCTACCAGGCGAAGACGGGCAAGACGGCGGACGAGCTGCGGGAGATGCTCAACGCCGAGACCTGGATGGACCCGCAGGAGGCGGTGGACGCCGGCTTCGCCGACGAGGTGCTGGGCGGCCAGGCCGTGACGGCGCTGGCCCAGGGCGAGACCATCTACCTCAACTCGGTCGAGTTCCCCGGGGCCTCGCTGCCGGAGCGCATCCAGGCGATGGCCAAGCAGAAAAAGCAGAGCGACTTCGACAAGGCGATCGCTTCCAGAGAGAAGGAAGCCGTTGCAGGTATCACCAGGGAGATGCTGGCAGAGAAGGCTCCGCAGCTGCTGGCCGACCTGCTCCAGGAAGGACGTCGGCTCGCCGTCGTCGATGTCGAGGCCACCGCCAAAAAGATCAGCGAGGAATCCAAGAGCATGGCGGAGAGGCTCATCGCTGCGAAAGCCGATGGCTACGCAGCGGGCATCGCCAGCGTCCCCACCCCGCAGCCTTCGGTCGCCGTCACCGTCACCAGGGAGTCCCTGGTGACGCAGCACCCCGAGCTGCTCGCCGCCCTGCTCGACGAGGGCAAGGCCGCTGGACACGCAGAGGGCCACGCAGCCGGCGTGACCGCCGAGCGCACCCGACTCCAGGCGATCGACGCGGTGGCCAAGCCCGGCCATGAGGCGCTCGTCGCTGCGGCCCGCTACGCCGAGCCCTGCACCGCTGAGGCGCTGGCCTACCGGATCGTGCAGGCCGAGATGGGCAACCGGTCGGCCTACCTGGCCAACGCCGGTGCCGACGCTGCCGGGGCCATCGCCCCGCCCGCAGTGCTCCCGCTCGTCGGCGCCACGGTCGCCCGGGCGCAAGCAGCGGCCGACAGGGCCAGGGAAGACGAGATCATCGACGCGGCAGCGGCAGCGTGGAACGCCTCGCACAAGCACAAGAACGGGAAGTAGCCGGGCTGGGCAAGCCCGATTGCAGAAAATCGAACAAGGCGGGGCTGAAACCGGCCCTTCGCCGACGGGAGGCACCAAGCCATGTCCAGCTCGTCCGAATCCTTCATCTACGACAACCTGCGCGGCGGCTCCGCCCTCCCGCTCGTCACCGACGCCGGCACGCTGCAGCTGCTGCAGGACCTGACCCGCGGCGCCGTGCTCGGACGCGTCCTGCGTGCCCTCGGCGACGCTCTGGCTGACTCCGGCAACACCGGTGAGGGCACCATCGACGACGTGGCCCTGGGCGCCAAGAGCAAGGTCGGCATCTACACGATCACCTGCGTCGCCGCCGGTCCCCCCGCGGTCTTCTCCGTGGTCGACCCCGACGGCAACCGCCTGGCCGACGCCGAAGCCGAGGTGGCGTACGCCGGCCCGATCGCCTTCCTGATCGAGGCCTACGGCGTGGCCTTTGCCGTGGGAGACGTCTTCACCGTCGAGATCGAAGCGGGCTCCGGCGAGCTGGTGCTGGCCGACAGCGACGCGGTCGACGGCAGCGAGGACATCTACGCAATCCTCGCCGAGACCACCGACGCCAGCCTGGAGGCCAAGGTCTGCCCCATCTACCTCGGCGGGGAGTTCAACGAGACGGCCTGCACCTTTGCCGCCGGCGACGACGCGGACACCTTCCGCGACCAGGCCCGAGACCTGGGCATCCTGTTCCGCACCAACATCGCGGCCTGATCCGTCAGGCCGCGATAGGCCTGGCAGGGTCGAGAACCGTAAAGAAATCAATCCATTCGAGCGACGGCCAACGGCCTTCGCCGACTTTCGTGGAGGACTGACCAATGGCCGTCGATCTCTTCCAGCGTCGGGCGATGGCCCGCATGCTCCAGCAGCTGAAGCCGCCCCGGACCTTTATCCGTGACACGTTTTTCGCCAACCGCGAGTTCTACGACGCGGAGGCGGTCGACGTGGACATCGACACCGAGTCGAGGAAGATGGCGTCGTTCGTCTCGCCGCACGGCGTGGCCCCGGTGTCGGACCGCCAGGGCTACGAGACCAAGACCTTCGTCCCGCCGATCGTGGCCAACAAGAGGCTCACGCGTGCTGGCGACCTGGCCAACCGTCTGCCCGGGGAGGATCTGTACGAGAGCCTCTCCCCGGAGGAGCGGGCAGCAAAGATCCTGACCGCGGACCTGGCCGCCCTGGACAACATGACCACCCGCCGCGAGGAGTGGATGTCCGTCCGGGCGCTGTTCGACGGGTCCATCCACGTCGTCGGCGATGACGTGGACGCGACGATCAACTTCGGCCGGCTGGCCTCCCACAACATTCCGCTGCTGGCGGCTGCACGTTGCTGGACCCACGCCGACAGCCAGATCATCGAGGACCTGATGACCTGGCGTCGCCTCTGCGTGAAGGACAGCGGCGAGGCCCCGACCGACGGGGTGCTCGGCACCGAAGCCGCGGATGCCCTGCTCAAGAATGCCAACCTGAAGACCATGCTGGACACGACCCGGATCGACATGGGCCTGATCGCTCCCGAGATCATGGCCACCCCGGGCGTGACCTACCTCGGCCGGCTCAAGGGCACGGGCCTGGACCTCTGGGCCTATGACGAGTGGTACGTCGACCCGGTGGACGGCGTCGAGAAACCCATGGTCCCGGCGAAGGAGATCGCGCTTGCAAGTCGGCGTGCGTACACCGCCCTGCGCTACGGCGCGGTCGGCGTGGCCACCGGCACGGACGACGCCTCCTCGCTCACCCTGTCCCGCGGCGCCCGGATCCCCGAGTCCTGGGTCGAGAAGGAGCCGGCCGGCCGGATCGTCAAGGTCAGCGCTCGGCCGCTGCCCGTGCCGGTGCAGGTCAACTCCATGGTCCGGGTCGTCGTCGTCGCCTGATCCTGGGATGGCCCGGCGCTCCAAGCCGTGCCTGACTCGGAGCGCCCATGACCCTGCGTGATCAGCTGGCAATCGACCGCGCCGTCTTCCTCGCCTCCGAGGAGTTCGGCGAGCAGGTCGTCATCGCGCTCGACGGCGAGGACCCGGTATCCCTCACCGCCGTCCGCGATGACGACCTGACGATCAAGCGCACGCAGGGTCCATCACAGGTCGAGGGGGTCTTCACCCGGCGAACGATCCTGCACTTCGCCGGCGGACTGCTGGCCCGAAGGCCGGTGGAGGGGGAGCGCCCCCAGGTGACCATGGGGGGGGAGACGCTGCGCTGGTACGTGCGCCAGGTCTCCGAGGCCGAGGGGATGCTGGAGCTCACGCTCGATCGACAGGAGACCTGACCTCATGGTCACCTTCACCCCGGAGCAGATCGACCGGGCTATCCGGCTGCTGGAGCACCTGCCGGGCAAGGCCCAGCAGGCCATGGCCAGGGCGATGAACCGGGCGATCGAGGGGGCGAGGACTGCAGCGGCAAAGGCCATCCGGGGTGAGTACCGGGTGGGCGCCGCAGACGTGAAGAAGACAATGACGCTGCGTCGGGCCACGCCGGACAGGCTGGACGCCGAGGTCAAAAGCGTGGCGCCACGCGTGCCGCTGTACGCCTTCGCCCCGCGGCCCAGCGAGCCGGGGACGGGCGGCCGCAAGAGGCCAACCCTGCGCGTGGGCGTGAAGCGGGCCGGTGGGCGCAAGCCGCTGAAGGGAGCCTTCGTCGTGCGGCTCGGCAAGGCACTGCACGTCGCCAGCCGCAGGGGCAGCAAGCGCTTCCCCCTCGATGTGCACTACGGGCCCGCCGTGCCGCAGATGCTCGGGGTCGAGTCGGTCACCCGCAAGGTCGAGGCCATCGCTCAGCAGCGGCTCGACGCCCGACTGGAGCACGAGATCGAGCGGGCGCTGGACAAGGCGGGGCGATGACCGTCGGTGCTCTCAACACGATCAACGGCCTGGTCGGCCGGCTGGAAGCCTTCGTCGGCCCGGTGCTGGCCGAGACGCGGCTGGAGCCGAGCGACGGCACGGTCGCCCGCCCGCCGGTGCTGGTGACCGGCTGGCTGCCGCCGAAGCGGAGCGTTGGCGAGCCGCTGCCGCCGCTGATTGTGATCCGCGCAACAGGCGGCCAGGACGATTCCGACGGCGGCACCATCGAGGTGCAGCTGCTGCTGCAGACCTACGCCGAGGACGCCGAGGGCTGGCAGGATCTGGGCAACCTGATCCAGCGGCTGCGCAACGCGCTGACCGGCTCGCCGACGCTGGGTCCGTTCTGCCTGCAGTTGCCGCTGCGCTGGCAGATCTTCGACGAGCAGCCGGAGCCTCAATGGGAGGCGATGATCTTCACGACCTGGACGCAGCCGAGCTGCGCGCACCTGGTCAGTCCGCAGCTGATCTGATCCGGCCGCCGGCCGGGAGGAGCCCTAGATGACGACCTACCTGCATGGCGTCTACAGCCAGGAAGTGCCGACCTCCGTCCGTCCGCCGATCACCGCGCTCGCTGGCTTGCCCGTCGTTGTCGGCGCCGCCCCCGTGGTGCTCGGCACCCGGACCAACGTCAACAAGCCGGTGCTGGCCGCCAGCTTCGCCGAGTTCGTGACGAAGCTCGGCAACTGCCCGGCCTCGCTCTACAGCAGCTACGGGCTTTGTGAGTTCGCCCGGGTCTACTTCGGCCTGTACGGGGTCGGGCCGGCCGTCTTCGTCAACGTGCTCGACCCGGACGACGCCGGCCACATGGCATCCGTTGCCCGCGCCGGCCTTGCGTGGGCCAGCGCCGAGACGAGCAAGACGATCTCGGTGTTCGGCATCGATCACACCACGCTGGTGCTCGACGACGGCGCTCTGGTCCCGTCGGCCTACGCGCTGACCACCGACTACACCTTGGCCTACGACGCCAACGGCTACACGGTCGTCACCCGTGTCTCCACCGGCGCCATGGGATCGGGCGCGCTGCCGGACTGCCACCTGACCTACGACAAGCTCGCCCCGGCCGGCGTCGATGCCGCCGACATCGTCGGCACGGCAACGGCCGGCGGAGCCTACACCGGGCTCTGGTGCGTCGAGGACGTCTACCCCCGGCTACAGCTCGCCCCCGGCATGATCCTCGCCCCCGGATGGTCGCAGGACTCGGCCGTGGCAGCCGCGATGGTGGCGCGTGGCGGCAGCATCAACGGTGGCGTCTTCAAGGCACTGGCCGTCACCGACCTTGATCCGGACGAATACGAGATCGCCGACTACTCCGAGGCGGCCGCCTGGAAGAGCGACAACGGCTACACCGCGGCCGGGCAGGTCTGCTGCTGGCCGCTGGTGACCCTCGGCGACGAGGTGCATCACCTCAGCTGCCACTTCGCCGGGCTGGCCAACCAGGTGGACGCGGCCAGCGGCGGCACGCCCTACGTCTCGCCGTCCAACCGTGCGATGCGGATCGACGGAGCATGCCTCGAGGACGGCACTGAGGTGTTCCTGAGCCAGGATCAGGCCAACATTCTCAACGGCCAGGGCATCATCACGGCGCTCAACTTCACGGGATGGCGGCTCTGGGGCAACCGGACTGCGGCCTATCCGGCGTCGAGCGATCCGAAGGACACCTTCGTGCCGATCCGACGGATGACGCTCTGGCTCGGCAATACGCTGGTGCTGACCTACTTCTCGCAGGTCGACGCGGCGCTGACCCGCCGGCTGATCGACTCGATCGTCGACTCGGCCAACATCTTCCTCAACGGGCTGAAAGGCGCCGGCTCAATCCTTGGCGGCGAGGTGGTCTTTGCCGAGGCGGACAACCCGTCGACGAGCCTGCTCAACGGGCAGGGATCGTTCCGGATCTACTGGACGCCGCCGCCCCCGGCCGAGGCGCTGACCTTCATCATCGAGTTCGACGCAGCCAACCTGGCGAGCCTGTTCGCCTGATCGTCCGCCCCGGCCCGGGCGGGGGCTGCCAACGCCCGCCCGGGCCCCTCCCCTCCTGCTCCGGAGGCGTGAGGTAGAGACCGCTGATCCGGGGTGTGACCCCGATGGAGGGTGCCGTGGCCAACGTCCTCAGCGAGAAGCTGATCAACTTCGAGGCCTTCGATCGCGTGATCGGGCGCATCCCCGACCTGGTCGACGTCGAGCTTCCGACCGTCGAGACGCCGACCGAAGAGATCAGCGGCGCCGGCATCGCCGGGGCGATCGAGAGCCCCACCCTGGGGCACGTGAGCCCGATGGGCTGCACGCTGAAGTTCCGCAACCCCAACCCGGAGCAGCTCAAGCTGATGGCGCCCGGGACGCACCGCATCGAGGTGCGTGGCTCGCAGCAGCGCTACGACGCTTCGGCCGGCGAGTACACGACCCGCCCGCTGAAGTACGTCATGGACTGCGTCCCCAAGTCCAGCCCGCTGGGCACGCTGGCGCCCGGCGCTGGCCAAGAGACGACGATCGAGTTCGCCGTCCACTACCTGAAGATTTTCGTCAGCGGGAAGGCCTACCTGGAGATCGACCCAAAGAACTACGTCTACGTCGCCGACGGCGTCGACGTGCAGGCCTCGGTCCGCAGCGACCTGGGCCTGTAACCCGGGGCCGCCCGGCCCATCATCCTGAGGCAGCAGGAGAGCACCAGCCATGGCCATCATCAAATTCAGCGAGCCCATCGAGTGGGAAGGCGAGACCCACACCCAGATCGACACGGACCAACTGCGCCGCCTCAAGGGCAAGGACAAGCTGGCGATCATGCGCCGGCTCCGGCAGCGCAAGATCCACGACGTGCTGCAGCCTGAGTCCGACGAGCGCTACATCCTGGCCGCGCTCGATCTGGCAACCGGCATCCCCGAGGACGCTCTCGCCGAGCTCCCCATCACCGAGTTCTCCGAGGTCATCCTGGAGGCCCAGGGTTCTCTTCTCGGCTCGGCATCTCCTTCGCCGAAGGTGCCGAGCGCGAGCTGAGGCAGGCCGCTGTCCGGCTGGCCATGGCCACCTATACCCCGGTGGGGTGGTGGCTGGACCAGCCGATCGTCGAGCTGCCCGAGTGGGCAGGCATCGTAGCAGATGAGCTGAAGTCGCAGCAGAAGAGGTGACCCCCGATGGCCAAGGGACGCATCTACGAGATGGCCTTCCGCATCGGGGGCAAGCTCGCGTCCAGCTTCGGCGCGGCCACCGGCGCTGCGTCGGCCAAGCTCGCCCAGCTGCAGCAGCAGAGCGAGCGGCTGGCCCGCCAGCAGAAGCTGATCCGGGCCTGGGATAGCGTCGGCCAGCGATTCGGAACAGTCCGCAGTCAGGCCTCCGGGCTGGCGCTGCAGGTGGGCGGCGCGGCCGCCGCGGCGGCGGGCGGGATCTTCCTGCTGGCGAAGGCCACCAGCGACGTCGGCGACCTGGTGGCGAAGAATGCCCAGCGTTTCGGGCTGAGCACCGACGCCTACCAGGAGCTGGCCCACGCAGCCGAACTGAGCGGCACCACCATCGCCGAGGTCGGCGTCGGATTCCGGGCCTTCAGCCGGATCATCGACGACGCCAAGCAGGGCAGCAGCTCAGCAATCGAGACCTTCACCCGTCTCGGCCTCGACCCTCGCCAGTTCTCCAGCGCCGAGCAAGCGCTGGAGGCAGCAGCAGACCAGATCGCCAAGATGCCCGACGGGCTGGCCAAGACGAACGCCGCCATGGAGCTGTTCGGGAAGGGCGGCACCGCCATGATCCCGCTGCTCAACGCGGGCAGCAAGGGCCTGCGCGAGATGAGGCAGGAGGCCCGCGACCTCGGGCTGGTGCTGAGCAAGGAAGCGGTCAAGCAGTCGGAGGAGTTCAACGACAACCTGCACCGGATGAAAATGGCCGCGCTCGGGGTGCGTAACACGTTCGGCTCCGCCCTGCTCCCGGTGTTCAGCGAGCTGTTCACCAAGCTGACCGGCTGGCTGACCGCCAACCGCGGCAGAGTGCAGGAGCTGGCCAGCCAGTTCGCCGCCTGGTTCCGTGACTCGGCCCCGAAGCTGCTCGCCCTGGTGCTGTCGCTGGCCCGCCTGGCCGAGCGCGCCTACCGAGCAGCGGACGCGACGCAGCGGCTCGTCGGCGGGTGGGACCGGCTCGCCATCATCCTCGCCGGGCTGCGGCTGGTGCCACTCGCCGTGTCGCTCGTCCAACTCGGGATCGCCCTCTGGGGCGCCGGCGCGGGTGCATGGAACTTCGCCGCGGCCATGCTGGCCAACCCGGTCACCTGGATCGTCGCCGGCATCCTGGCCGAGATCGCAGTCATCGCCCTCGCCATCACGTACTGGGATGAGTGGACCGGCTGGCTGCAGCAGGCCAGCTACTGGATCGACGTCGTCGGCGCCGCCCTCGTTGTGATGAGCGGCGGGCTGCTGCTGATCCCCGTCGGCGTCCTGGCGATCATCCGGCACGGCGACAAGCTGGTGGCGATGTGGGACGCGGCCAAGGCCGCCGTGACCTCCTTTGCGTCATCGGCGATGGCCCTGTTCGGCGCCGTCGCATCTGTGGTCGGCAAGGTCTGGAGCGTGGTCAGGCTGGTAGGCCTGGCGCTGTTCGAGGCCGTGACCTTTTTCCAGCGGCCGCTCTGGAGGGGAATCGCCCTGTTTGCGTCCTTCGCCGCCATGGTACAGCAGGGCGTCTGGAAGGTGCTGGGCGCTGTGCTGGGCTTCTGGGCCGGCGTCACGGCCAAGATCGCCAGCGTGCTCTGGAGCTTGGCCGGAACAGTGCTCGGCCCCGTGGTCGAGGCCTGGCTCGGCTACTGGCGGCTGTTGTTCAGCGGCTTCGCAGCCATCTTCGAAGGGCTCAAGAATCTCCTCATCTCCGGCTGGAGCCTGCTGACCGAGACCCTCTCCGGCCTCTGGTCGACCTGGGGCGACACGGTGATCGCCACGGTCCGCTGGGTCGCCGCCCGGGCAGTCGAGCTGCTCACCGCACCGCTGCGCCTCGGGCTGCAGCTGGCCAGCATGATCCCGGCAGGTGCTGCGCCGCACCTGGCCGAGCTCGTCGGCAAGATGCAGGGCGGGCTCGACGCCACAACGAGCGCCGTCGAGGGGCCGACAACGCCGCTCGCCGCCGCAAGCGCCGGGTTGGCCAGCGCATCGACGAGCAGGGAGCAGGCCCGGCAGTCGTCCTCGACGCTCAGCGTCAGCTACGCTCCGCAGATCAGCGTCGCAGGCAACGCCAACCGGGCCGACATCGACGCAGCGGTGAGGGCCGGCAACGATGACCTGCTCGAGCGGCTGAAGGCTGCGCAGGAGCGGGAACGGGCACTGTCTTATGGCTGATGTGACGCACACCACGACCTCCGGTGATACCTGGGATGCGCTGGCCCTGGCCCTGCTGGGGAATGAGCGCTACCTCGACCAACTCATCCTGGCCAACCCTGCGCACGCGTACCTGACCCGGCTGCCGGCTGGGCTGGTGCTGACGGTGCCTGCAGTGGCGACGCCGGACACCGCGCCGAACCTGCCGCCATGGCGGCGGCCGTGACCCTCGCCCGCCGAGCATGGGCCGAGGTGGTTTACCAGGGCAAGGACATCTCCGCCGACCTGCAGCCGTACCTGCTCGGCGTGAGCTACACGGACAACCAGGGCGGCAAGGCCGACGAGGTGGCCATCGACCTGCAGGACCGGGATGCGCTCTGGCGGGGCGACTGGCTGCCGGGGACTGGTGACACAATCGAGGTCAGGCTGCACGCGGACGACTGGGGGGAGGGCGGCGGCTCGCTGTTCTGCGGGACCTTCACCATCGACAAGCTCGGCATGGTCGGGCCGCCGTCGACGGTGAAGCTCTCCGGCGTCTCGGTGCCCACGGGGCTGGCCGCCCGCAAGACGAAGCGCTCCAGGGCATGGGAGAACGCCACGCTGCAGACCATCGCCGGCGACGTGGCAACCTCGGCCCGAATGCCGCTGGTCTTCGACGCTCCGGACACGCCGCCGCTCGACCGGGTGGACCAGCGCAGCGAGACTGACCTGGCCTTCCTGGCCCGGCTCTGCGGCGAGCGCCACTACGCGCTGAAGGTCACAGACAACCAGCTGGTGGTCTGGTCCGTCGCTGCCTACGCGGCCCGGGACGAGTTCACGACCTACACCCTGGGCGAGAGCCGGGTGATCGGCTGGAGCCTCGACGTGAAGCCCTACCTCTTCACCCCAAAGGTGAAGGTGGTCTACCAGGACCCCTGGCAGGGCGTGGTGCAGGAGAGCACCAGGACGGCGGCCGAGGCAATGCGGGACCCGGACCCCGACGATCCGCTCGGCCTGCAGCAGCAGTCCTTCGACGATGAGGCGGCCGAGGTGATCCGGGTGCGGGCGAGGTCGAAGGCCGAGGCGGAGGCCAAGGCGGAGGCAGCGCTGCTGGCCCGCAACGAGCACTCGGCCGAGGGCAGCATCACCGTCGTCGGCGACGTGCGGCTGGTGGCCGGCAACTGCATCGGCCTCGCCGGCTGGAACAAGCTCGACGGGAAGTACCTCGTCGAGACGGCCACGCACACGATCCGAGGCGGCTACACGGTGGCCGCCAAGATCAAGCGGGCCACGCCATGAGCTTGCTCGGCGACGGCAACGTGCAGGAGCTGCTCGGCAAGATGCTCCAGGTGGGCGAGGTGGCCAGCGTCGGCACGGACGGCCGGGCGCGCTGCACCTTCGCGGACCGGGACGGCGTGACATCCAACCCGCTGCAGGTGGTCCACCGACGCCGCGGCGATCAGGACATGCCGGAGGTGGGCAGCTCGGCCCTCTGCCTGTTGCTCCCGCCAGACTTCAGCGATGGCTTCGTGCTCGGCGTGGTCTACGACGCAGGCCACGCCCCGCCGGTGTCCGGCAGCGCAGCGCCCCGGGTGACCGCCGGCGACGACGTGCGGCTGGGCTCGCATGCCGCTGCGCACAAGATTCCCCTCGGCGACGTGCTGCTGCGGGTGGCCAACGGCCTGCGGGAGATGGCAGCAACTGTCCAGGTGATCTGCCCGACCGGAGCCGGGAAGCTGATGGCCACGACCACGGACTATGGTGCGGGCCCCTTCGACGTGGTCGCCGGTCAGATGGCCGCCGACGTGACCGACGCCGCGCTGCTGAGCCAGCGGGTGCGGGTGCGGGAGTAGCCAATGCCGATGGTCGTTGCGCAGCTCAGGGCGGACCTTAAGGCAGACCTGCAGGCCATCTTTGAGGATCTCGACCCGGCGGCGACAGCAGCGAGCAAGGCGCAGCAGATGGCCAACGCCATCGCCGATCGCGTCGATGCCTACATCCGGACGGCCACGGTGGCCACCGCAGTCTCGACCGTCGTCGTCGGCACCTCGGCCACCGGCGGCCCCGTGACCGGCACCGGCAGCGGCACCGGCAGCGGGTCGCTCAGCTGATGCTGGCCACCCTGGGCGGCATCGTCTTCGAGGCCTCCGCCGAGCTGATCCGCACCTTCGGCGACGCGTCGCACGAGACATCTGGGCGCTGGACGAAGCACGAGGTCATCGGGCAAAAGCCGGTCCAGGATTTCCTCGGCCCGGACTTGCGCACGCTCAGCTTCTCCATCCGGCTCGACGCCCGGCTCGGGGTCGACCCGGAGGCCGAGGCGGCGGCGCTGCGTGAGTCGGTCGAGACGGGCGAGGTGCTCCCCTTCGTGCTCGGCGGCCGGCCGGTCGGCGACTGGGTCGCCAAGAGGTCAAGAGAGACCTGGCGGAACATCACCGGCGACGGGGTGGTGACGGTGATCATCGTCGACCTCAGCCTCGAGGAGTACGCCTGATGCTCTGGGACCCGACGACGGATGAGGAGATTGCGCAGAACGTGCGCAGCCTCGTCGCCACGGCACAGGGCTCGCAGCCGCTGGCCCGCTCGCTGGGGATGCCGCTCGAGCTGCTCGACGGACCGGAGCCGGTGGCCGCTGCCCGTATCGCCGCGGCCCTCAATATCCAGATCCGCACGCACGAGCCACGGGCCACGGTGGCCAGCGTTACGGTGACCAGAGACGGCGACGGCCAGCTGCGGCCGACGGTGAGGCTGAAATGACCACTGTCGCCAAGACGCCGGCCGAGATCGAAGCCGAGGTGCTGGCCCGGTACACCGCGCTGACCGAAAAGACCCTGCTGGCGGCTGACCCTCGGCGGCTGCTGCTGCAGTCGGTGACCGGCTACCTGTCCCACCTGAGAACGCTCATCGACCTGGCAGACCGGAGGAACCTCCCCTTCCTTGCCGACGGGGCGAGCCTGCTGGCCCTCGGAGTGTTCGTCGGCACGGCTCCGATTGCCGGCCAGGCCTCGGTCACGACGATCCGCTACAGCCGCACGGTTGCGCTCGTCGATCTGGTGCTCTCCGCTGGCCATCGGGTGACGACGCCGGACGGCGCCTATATCTGGGCGACAATCGAAGATCTGACGCTGCCGGCCGGCACGTTGACCGACACGGTGACCGTGCGCTGCACGGAGCTCGGCCCAGAGAGCAACGACATTGCGCCAGGCGCCATCACCGTCTTGGTTGATCCGCTCGCCGGGGTCACGGTCACGAACACCACCGCCACTGCCGGCGGGGCCAATGCCCAGACCGACGACGAGTTCCGCCCCGCGGTCATCGCCGCACCGGACGGCTTCACCATCGCCGGGCCGCGCACCGCCTACGAGTGGCTGGCCAAGCAGGCCTCGCCGCTGGTGCTCGATGCTGCTGCGCTCAGTCCGACCCCGGGCGAGGTGGACGTCTACCTACTGATCGGCCGCTGGGCGGATGACGGCTCGCTCGTGCTGGTCACGGACCCCGCAGTAATCGCCGAGGTCATCGACCTGGTGGACGCCGCGCTCTCCGCCGACGAGGTGCGTCCCTTCACCGACTTCGTGGACGTGCTCGAGGGCACAGAGGCCAGCTACACCGTCGAGGCCGAGTACTGGATCCCGCAGTCGGAGGCCGCCAACGTGGCCGCCATCCAGGCCGCCGTCGAGGCAGCGCAAGACGCCTACTGCGATTGGCAGGAGTCGGTCCTCGGGCGCGACATTGATCCGTCCGAGCTGCACGCTCGCATGTACGATGCCGGCGCCAGGCGGATCGTGATTACCTCGCCGACATACTTGGCGCTGGCCCGCTCAGAGCGTGCGCTCAGGGATGAATACGTCGTGGCGCCGCTGTATCGCGGGCTATTCCAGTGAGCGCAGACATCCGCTCTGCTTCGCTGGTTGACCAGCTTGCCGGGCTTGTGGCCCAAGATGCAGACGCCATTGCCCTGGCTCAGGCGCTTGACCCCGAGCTGCAGGAGATCGCCGGCATCGCCGAGACCTGCGCCCTGCTCAGCCGCATCGCTGACCTCACCGTGGCGCAGTGCGATGCGGTGGCCCGCTGGTTCCGCTTCGTCGAGCTGGAGGCCTGGTCTGGCGTCGACGTGGCCGGCAAGCGTGCCGTGCTCGCCAAAATAATCAATGTCTATCGTCGACGCGGCACTCGCTGGGCGCTGGAGCGGGTGCTGTCAATCCTCGAAACTTCGACGACGTGGGACGGGGGCGCCACGGTATGGGATGACGGAGCGACCGTCTGGGATTCCAGGGACGGCATGTACACCCTCGAGGAGTGGTGGGAGCGTACGCCGAACGACGCGCCTTTCACCTACCGGGTGGACGCGCTGATCGAGCATCGGGGCTTGTCGCTCGACGAGGTGCGTCACCTCGGGCAGGTGCTCGATGTCTATGTGCCTGCTCGGGCGCACCTGCTCGTGCTGTCTGAGACCATGGAGCGCAGCGCAACGATCGCCTGCTGTAGCTACAGCGACAGCGGATCGATCATCGAGGTAGGGCCGTCATGAGCTTCTACGCCGTCCTGACGACCGTCGGCTTGAACAAGATCGCCGCCGCTCTGGCTGGTGGGCCGTCAGTGGATATTGCAGAGATCGCCCTGGGCGACGTTGCTACGGTGCCAGATCCGGCGCTGACCGCCCTCGGCAACGAGGTGTGGCGGGGCAGCATCAACAGCT